CATCGTTTGGGCGCATATGAACATCTTGAGGCTCAATGGTGAGGACTATGTGTACTGGACTATGGGCACAGAGATCGTGTTAACTGGGCTACAGCGCCTCAGAGAGACCCATCCACACCTAAATGTAGGTGAAAGACCCTTTACAATGGGCTATACCAGCATAGAAACACACAGAAACTACCCTGCAGGCGACGTAGAGCTGACTTCAGGGCTCCAAGAAGAGATTAATACGTTGGCAAATCAGCGTATGGATAACGTCAAATTGGTGCTGAATAAGCGATATTTCGTCAAAAGAGGGTCTCAAACAGACCTAGACGCCTTGATTCGCAACGTGCCTGGCGGCGGCGTCATGATGAATGATCCCGAAAAAGACGTTCAGGTAGTCAATACCCCGGATGTCACAGGGTCCAGCTATGAAGAACAAGATCGATTGGCTGCTGAGATGGATGACCTGGGCGGCGGATTCTCTGGATCCAGCATGCAGAACAGCAACCTGGGCGAAACCAAGGATGCAACTCAACGAGTCGACTCCAAAGCCGCCGCGGTTGATGACTATGGTAAGACCATCTTCATCCAGTCGTGGCTCAACACCACGATCGGTCAATTGGTTCGACTGGTGCAGATGTACGAGACGGACGAAGTCATTTTGAGTTTGGCCGCGAAAGATGCTGAGCTATATGAGCGATTCGGGGTTAACGAGGTCACCGACCAGCTATTACGCCAATCCTTGACGGTTAATGTCGATGTAGGCGTCGGAAATACCGATCCGATGCGACGTGTCGAAAAATTGCTGATGGGTGTACGTGAGGTTTCTCAATTACCTGGCATGATGGAACGGATGAAGGTCGACTCGATAGCCGACGAGATTTTTGCGAACCTGGGCTATAAGAGCTCAATCAAGTTCGTGATGAGTAAAGAAGAATTTGCTGAATATCAAGAAGCGAAGGGCGAACAGCCACCACCGCTTGAGCACCAGGCGAAGATGCGTGAATTGGATATTCGTGAAGCAGACAACAAGATGCGTGATGTTCGCGAGACCAATAGCTTGGCCCAAGACAGAGAGACAGGGACTGCTAACCGCGACAGTCAGAGCCGCAGTAAGTCTGAAACAGATCACCAGGCTGGTAATCTTTCTAGAGAGCGCATGCAACATGAACGTGATCTGGAAGCCGCTAGAGGTGGACGGGAGCTATTCAAAATAAATAAAGATTTCGAAAATAAAAATAATAATCCAGGAAGCTAACTATGCCAAATACAGATTCGTTTGACGATCTGCAATTCACTAGTATTAGTCAGAGAACGTATTTCACCGAAGCCCGACTAGGGTTAGAGGTGGAGGACTTTCTTCGAAGTAATACTGGTAAAATACTACAACACCGTGCGATACAACAGTGTGAAGAAGCCAAGCAGGCTATGTGTGACCTAGATGTAGACGATCCCACAGACCGGGTTACCTACAAGCGGCATAGATTTAAGATGGCTGTAGCCGATCAATTCCTGCGATGGTGTGTCGAAGCAATTCAAAATGGACAAACGTCCGAACAATTAGTGAAAGAACTTGAGGAGAATGAAGCATGAGTAATGAAGAAAAGCAAGCAGAACTTGACAAGATGGAGAATCAGCCATCTAATGAGCCTAATCCACGCGATGCACTGGTCGATTCGATCAATGCAAGTCGTGAAGATGAAGTGAATAGCGAAATTTTGGAGTCGGGCGGAACGATTGAACCGATGCATGAAGAAGTTACACCCGCACCTGGTCCATTGGATGCTTACATTCAGCAGGACGATGCAGGTGAACCACTATTTAAGATGACGGTAGATGGGCAAGAAGTACTTGTGCCGTTAGCTCAAATACAGAAAGAACGCCAGTTAGAGCAAGCCTCCAGAAAACGGATGAACGAAAATGCAGACTGGTCTAAAAATTTAGCAGAACGTGAAGACAAGCTACTGCAGGAAACTGCGGCGCTCGAAGCACGATTTGTAACACCCCCGCCATCCGATGCCCTGGACGTGGACCAAGTGGACTTCAGAACTGAAGCCCGTGAAATCTTTAGCACATTGATTGATGATGATGCTGAAGTCGCCAGTGACAAACTAGCGAGTGTTTTAGAAAGGATTGCTTCACGGACATCGTCACAGACTCCGATCGACGCAGATGAACTTGTTACTAAAACGCGAGAAGCAATTCGCAAAGAGCAGGCCGAGAAGGATGCTGTTGATAGAGAAGCTGATGAACGACAACAGTTTCAAGATGGATACAAAGCTTTTGAGGACAATTTTCCTCATCTAGCCAAAGATCCTGAGCTATTCGCGGTTGCAAACAGTCACACCAATGTCGTCGCCAACGAACATCCCGAGTGGGGTCCAGTTGAGGTGATTTTGGAAGCCGGCAAACGGACTGACAAATGGTTAAACGAGCTGAAAGGCACACCATTAGCGGCCGACGCCGAAACAAACAATCGACAACAACAAAAAGATAATCTTGTTGCAATGCCAGCTAGTCGCACAGCGGCCAGGGAAGCACCACAGCTAGAACTAGTTGAAACTCCAGCGGATGTTTTAGCCAGTATGCGAGCAGGACGTGGACAACCGTAACAAGCTATTGACTATTGAGGAATAGAATATGTCACAGATTTGGGGCACAAACGCATTAGGCGGGTATATGTATTCGGACAATTTGTCTCGAAAACTCCGTACAGCATTACAACCAATGGTTCGCTTTCGTCAGTTTTGTGACGCACGGGAAGCTTTTGGTTTAGGTAAAGGCGAAACTTTTAACTGGAATGTTTATTCAGACGTGGTCACTCAAGGTGGCGCACTGAACGAAACGACTCAGATGCCAGAAACAAACTTTACGGTCACGCAAGCCAGCTTGTCGATCAATGAGTATGGCAACAGTGTACCTTTCACCAAGAAATTAGACGATCTGTCTGAACAACCAATCACCGAGGTGATCCACAAAGTTCTAAAGAATGACGCACGGAAAGCACTTGACGCTGCGGCTCACGCCCAGTTTGCACTGACGCCTCTAAAAGCAACTGCATCTACTGCTACTGCCTTTGCGTTGAACGAAGTCAGCAACCCGGCAGCAGCGCACAGCCACGAATTCGCGAACGAAGCGACTTTGAGCCACGCGAAGATCATGTCTGACACAATGGTTGAGCGGGACATTCCGACTTACGACGGTACTAACTACGTTGCAATCACTCGTCCTTCTAACATTCGTTTCATGAAGAACTTCTTGGAAGACATCCATCAGTATACTTCTGAAGGCTGGCACACCATCATGAATGGCGAGAAAGGCCGCTATGAAGGTATTCGCTATGTTGAGCAAACGGGCATCGCTGCTACGGGTTCAACCAATTCAGACGACATTTTCTTCTTCGGTTCTGATACCGTTGTAGAAGCATTTGCCATCCCTGAAGAAATTCGCGGTAAGATTCCTACTGACTTCGGTCGGTCTCGTGGTATTGCTTGGTATGCTGAGCTTGGTTACGGTCTTGCACAAACGAGTGCTGCACAAGCACGTATCATTCACTGGACTGACGACGCTGCTTAAGGAGCAATATTATGTCTTATGATAATGGACGGGTACAAAGTTACCTTTTTCAAGCAGTTGATTTTGGTGACACGGGCAATGCTTCAGAGGTTATTATGCCTCCAAAGGATGGTCCCAACACAACCACACCCGGCGCTGGTCGGCGTGGACGTGTTGTAGGTGTTAGTTTGTATAACATCTCTGAAACGTTTGTCGGCACCACTACTGGCGCTGCAATTCAAGTAGGCGACGGTAGCGATGCCGATCTCTACTTCGACACAGGCAACACAACCCTGGCAGGATCTTCTCCTGCAGTTAACACCGGTTTGTGGCTTCCTGATGACGGTTCAAAGGTTGATATCCCTGCAGGCGAAACTGCAGTAACTATCACTTTTGTTGACGCAGTCGGTGGATCAATCACGGGCATCGCCGATGTGATTGTTGACATCGAATGGTTCGGCGCAACTCAATAAACAGAGGTAAGTGAAGATGGACAAGCAAGTAGCGATTAAAGGTACATTGGACAATGCAGGCTCTAAACAGCCTGACAAGTCTGGTATCGAGTATGGTTTGAGTTCCCTTTCAGGGTTCAACTCAATGGATGGCGGACCTTCCGTGGATATGACTAATGATAGCAAGACGGGTAACTACCCTGGCCGCATCAAGACTAATCCTAGCGAAAGTACTGTTTCATCTAAAGGCAAATCTTTTAACGTTTGCTAAACCTCCGAGTGGGTTGCTGTCAAAAGCGCCCACTCATTTTTTAAGGCCAACATTATGGAATATGATTACTGTCATTCGGACATATTGTCGGAATTTGATGCGGGTAAGTCTATCACCGACGGTGTCTCTGGACGGAAGCGCATCAATACCCGGTACGAAAACACTGACCAGACAAATTTTCAGCACACCAGTAATGAAAATACTGATGATGCAATGCCCGACATATACTAGGAGAAACGGTAGATGAGTTTTGATAAAAGCAAAGATCACTCACAGGTGATGGGTGGCGGTCTAGTAAAATGGACTCAAGGTGGCAAAGTGTACGATCGAGACTTTAAGGAAGTTGCTTCGGAAGTATCTGAAGCCACCGCTCCTGTAGCGATGCCTTCGGTTCAATTGAAAGATTTCAAACCTACCCCAGAGCCAATGGCGCCTAAGCCAGAAGCACCTGTCAAGGAAGTTGCAGAAGAGGTTGTAGTTAAGGCGAAGCCAGTGGCAAAGCCTAAGAAAGAAAAGGCTACACCTTTCGGGACTCGAGATGAATGAGTACCTTTCTTGAATTAGTCCAAGACTTACATCGAGAATCTGGCGCTGCAGGATCTGCACCCAGCACGGTATTAACTCAGTCAGGTGAAGCTCAGCGCATGGTGCGTTGGATTCGGCGGGCTGATTTGGCGGTTCAGAAGAAGTGGCACGACTGGAAATTTCTATGGTCCAGTTCACAATATTCGGTAGCAACAGTATCTGGCACTCAAGACTATGTAGTCCCTGACACTCACGGTGCCTGGGATCCAAGCACGTTCCGCATTGATGGTGAGCTAATCGATGTTGTAGAATACCAAAAAGTCAAGAACGAAGTGTTCGACACGACTGCAACCGCATACAATCAACCTTCGCGCATTATTATAATGCCCAATAAAAATCTGCGTATGGACCCTGTCCCTGATGCAGCATATACTGTTACAGCTGATTACTATTTGAAACCTGTACCGATGGAGGCTGACATAACAATCTCACTGATTCCACAAGAATATCACGAAATTATTCTAGGCCAGGCTCTAGTCTATTATGGCAACTACGAAAATGCTCCAGATGCGAAAGTCTCTGGACGTGAGCTTGTGGCTGAATGGATGCCTATATTGGAGTCTGAATATCTCAACAACGAATTTAACTCCAGATTCACAGCATCAGGTAATCGAATCGAAGTCATAGCAAGCTAATGGCTATTCGAACCAAACATTACGCATTTGCCGGCGGTCTGGACACTGTCACACCGCCCATAAATATTTCTCCAGGCAAATGCATCTCGATGCAGAACTTCGAGCCGTGGTATCATGGGGGCTATCGAAGGATTGCAGGTTACGAACGCTTTGATGGACGTACAGCGCCAAGTGCCGCAACCTTTACGGGTTTTGATCTAGCTGACACAACAGGTTTAAGCTTAGGTGACGTACTCACCGGGGACACATCAAGTGCTTCAGGCACGGTGATAGGCATCAGCGGTAACTCAGTAGGTGTGACTAAGGTCTCAGGCACTTTCACTCAGAGTGAAGCCTTCAATACCGCGGCATACACTATGGCTACGACTCCCGCTGCTTCTATCGGACGATCACCTACAACAGCAGTTAAGCTGACATTTCAACTTGCCGCGGCAGATGAATACCGAAATGACATTACTGTTCCTGCTGGGTCGGGTGAGATCCGAGGCATTTGGCAGCTAAAAGATAAAAAGTTTTGTATCCGAAATAATGCCGGCGGAACCGCAGGTGTTATGTTTGTGGCCAGTGCGTCGGGTTGGACGACTACAGGTCTCACAATGGCAAGCTATATTTTCTTTGACGCTGGGCAGGCTGCAGGACCATTTGTAGTCGGCACCACGGTCACAGGGCTTGCCTCTAGCGCCACAGCAGTTGTGCACCGAGTAGTTTTGCAATCAGGTGCATGGGATGGCAGCGCGACAGGCTACTTGGCATTGACCACAGTCTCGGGCACTTTTCAAGATAATGAGGCTTTGCGGGTAGGCGGCGTGACTTTCGCGACATCGGCCTCAGTGGCAACAGCATTTACATTCGCAGCAGGAGGACACTACCAGTTTATCAATCATAACTTTTTTGGTAGCTCCGCGACCTATAGAGCATATGGTTGCAATGGGGTTGGTCCGGGCTTTGAGATAGACGAAAACGAAATTGTGACACCTATACTGATGCCTCAGACGGCATTAGGTGGACAGCCAGCAACCAATATACCTAAATTCATAGCAGAACACAGAAACTATTTGTTCTATGGTTTTCCTGGCGGGTCACTACAACATTCTGTGATTGGAGAGCCATTAACATTTAATGGCTTTCTGGGTGCGGCAGAATTTGGTATAGGTGATGAGATCACTGGACTGCAAAGTATGGCTGGCGCAGTACTCAACATTACATCTACTCGTGAAACCCGCGGATTGTTTGGTAAGACTACATCCGACTGGGAGATGAAATTACTGGGCGAAGAGACGGGTGGCAAGGCCTATACTGTTGAAAAGCTTGATACTGTTTATTCAATAGATGATTTAGGTATAACTAACCTGTCCCGAACAGATTCTTTTGGTGATTTTGTTGGCGCCACAGTGTCACAATTAGTTCAAGATGTAGTCAATGCCAAAAAATCTTTAGCGACTACAGCTACGGTGAATAGAGCATCTAATCAGTATCGAGTGTATTTTAGTGACGGTACAGCTTTAGTGCTATACTCCCCCGCAGGCTCGTTTAATGCAGCTCAAAGTCGATCTAAATTACCTCTCGTGCATTTTG